GATTTGGGCTCCTTTTCTGTTGGTGACGCTGACTATGACGTGGAACTTTTGCAGTCATACGGGCCCTACCACTTTGTCTCCATTATTCGCGACATGGTCGATCCCGTTCGCCGCACGCATCGCTCCTTCGATGTCCCGGACGTCATTCGGTTGCCCAATTTGCCCGGTTTTGAGAACCTTCATTCCCCTTGGTTCCCCCACAAGCTCTACCTGCAGGGCCTCTTTCACGCCGGCTCTTTGCGCAAACTAGGCCAAGCAGACATTTTGGCTCGTTTTCGTGGTTTGGCCAACACCTCCCAGGGTTGTCACGTCCCACTTGCCACCTGGGAAGTGTTTTCCGTCTGTTGTCGTGTTTCGGGTCTGAAGTTGTCGCTACCCTCTGAGATTCTTTTCCTGGGTGGCTTCCTTCAGAGGACGCGTTTGGCGCTCTTTTTGGTGGCTGAGAGGTACCTCCCACCCCTCTTGCTTCGCTTTCTTTTCGAAGACTTGTTCCTTGCTCGTCTTGTCGGTGCCACTCTGCACCAGGACCATCTCAGTTTCGTAGTTCCCCTGCGCCACAACGTTGAGATGGACCCTTACGAGATTGCTTTGCCTGTCCCTCTCACCGCCCCGGACCTTCCACAGGCACCCGCTCCTCCACCGGCCACGGTCGTTCACCTTCCCCCCCAAAATGAACGACTCATGCGTGCTCAGGTCCCCCGTCCCGGGCCCATCGGACGTGTGGTCATCAACACCGCTCCCGTTCCCTGGGCTTTGCCCCCTCTAGGCCCCTCCACCCTGCCGTTGTTTGCCAACTCAGCGCGACCTGATTTTGTTTGGGTTCCCAACCGTCGCAATGAGTTACCGGACGTCCCAAATTCTTGTGGCTTTGAGGTGCTCAGAGAGATCCTCGGCGACCAATACACGGACGCCTTTCATGAGAGACTCATTGCGGCCTTACCTGAATCGGAGCTTCTCATGATGACCAATCACGATTTGCCGACTTCTTCCGCCGTGTTGTTCGCTGCGGCTGGCCTGTTGCTGGGAATCTCTTTCCGAGTGCATGTGCCTGGTTCTCCTCCGACCACTTATGGTGCTGATGTTCCTCCCACCGAGGACATCTTCGGCGTTGTCCTCCCCACCGGCGCTCGTCATTGGCAAGGTCACCCAGACGTCCAACTTGAGAACCACGGTAACATCAGGGACACGCCCGTTGACCAGTGGACTGGTGGTGCTTTGTTGAATCCAGCCGAGAGCTTCTTCAATCAGATCAATGCGGAAGGTTTTCAGCCCATCCTTTACCAATATGACGCTGGTAACGCCAAGCTCCTCTTCAACGAGATGTCTGAGGGAATCGTCGGCATCGTTCGCACCATGGACAAATGGCCGGAAAATGTTCGTCGTTTCAGGGCTGCTGTCGACCGCCCTCGTATCAATTCGGCTGTGCCCCTTCTTTACTTTTCAGGAGTCGCTGGTTGTGGCAAATCCCGTCGTGTCCGCGACGTCCTTGTCAACCGTAGGCAAGAAATTTCTTGGTGGCTCACTCTTGTATCTCCGCTCAACGCTCTTTGCCGTGAGTGGTTGTCTCACTTTCCAAACCCCACCAAGGAAATCAAGGTTGGTTTCAAGACCCACGAGCGGGCTTTGTTCAATAGCCCTCAGTTGCTCATTATCGACGAGGCTCAGAAACTACCAGGTCATTACTTGGACTTCTACTTGGCCACCCATCCAGACGTCACTCACGTGATCCTGCTGGGTGACCCTTACCAGTGTGGTCCCCCGGTCACCACTTCAGCTAGTGTCATCCCTTCTCATTGCTCGCCTGGGATTGCGCTTTCCCCCTTCATCCACCAGTACCTCTGTGGTAGTTGGCGGGTCAACTCTCATGTTGCCACGGCATTGAACATCCCGATTTACCACGGGAAGCGGTCCACTGTCTCCATAGTCAATCGGATTCCACGGGATTTGCCTGTCATAGTCACCACTCTCAACTCACAGGCTGTGGTGAAGCACTACGGTAGGGATGCTTTCACTCTCTCTTCCTGTGGAGGTTTGGATTTTCCAGGACCGTACACCATTGTGGTTGGTCGTGAGGTTTTGACCGGTGTTCCATCCGAGGCGATCTACACGGCTTTTACCCGTTCTCGTGCCGACATTTACGTCTACTACACCCTCACTCCGGCTGAGATGGTCCGGGCCATGACGGCTCAACCTCTTCTTCGTGCCATCATGCAGGGTGTTCCACTTGTCGCCGCTTTTCAGACTTTCATGTCCGCCAGCTCGCCCCCACTTGCGTCCATTGTGTCTTCTCCGGTCCTCTGGTATGCCGGCGTACTTGTCACTGTCGCTGATGTCCTGGACGACCATGACATTGTTAGCAAGTACGATGACTTGTTAGAACCCACAATGCGCAACGCCATGTTGGGCCCCCCAGCTCTTCGGGCACTTTCCGACGTCAGCCCTGTTCCCCTCGTGCATGCCGACCCCATGCAGGAGTGGGTGCCTACCATGTTTCCTCGTTCAGCTGACCCCGTGCATGACCTGGGTAATTCTGGTTTTGCCCGTGAGGGTTTTGAATTTTTCTCCGAGAGGCATGGTGCTTATTCGCATGTTTTTGATGACTCATCCCCTTCGGCGAACATTCACAACATGACCGACATGTTTTCCAGGCATCAGGCGAAGGACGAGGCTTTGTTTGGACCCACCCTCGACAAACGTCTTCGTTTTGAAACTCACGAGCAGAACGAGAGAGAGCTTCAGGATCTGGCTTGGCTTGGTCCGTTGTTGATGGAGGCTTTTTCAGATCTGTTTGCATTGCCTGAAGACATCCCGTGGGATGAGGAGTTGTTCGATCATTGTGTGGATCATTGCGCCCGTCATCGCCTTTCCAAAGAGACTTCTTCCCTCAACAACTTAGCGCAGCATCAGGACCCGGACCTGCGAGACAATTACACTGTCCTGAACATGTTGAAGGCTCAGCTCATTAACAAGTTGGACACAATCACGCGGTATCAAGACGGGGTCGTTCTTCCGAAGGTCAAACCTGCTCAGATGTTGACCACGTACACTGAGGAAATCAACGCCATCTTTGGCCCTCTCACACGTTACTTGTCTGTGAAGCTCCGCCAAGTTTCGGGTCGCCCCAACGTCATGCTCTACGGTGGCATGTCTCACAATGATCTCGCTCAGTGGTGTCGCACTCACGTGAAAGAAGAATGCCCTCTCTCTTTTGCCAATGACTTCACTCAGTATGACAAGTCCGTTAGGGCTGATTCCCTTAACTTCGAGATCCAGATCATGCGTGTCTTCAACGTGCCTGAGCACTTCATTGCTCTCCATGAGGACTTGACGTGTCATCTCAAGAGTACGTTTGGGCCCCTCGGTCTACAACGCACTTCTGGTCAATGGTGCACCTACCTCTTCAATTCTTGGTTTGGTGCCGCATACTTCAAATTGCGCTATGACTTTGATGAGCTTGCTGCCATGGGCTTTTCTGGTGATGACATGTTCATTCAGTACATCCCTTACGAGCGTGTTGCCTGGGCTTCTCTCAAGAAGTTTTTCTGCCTTGAAGACAAACCTGTTGTCACTCGATGGCCTGACTTTTGCGGTTGGACCCTGACCCACATGGGCCCTATCCGTTCTGGTCGTCTGCTAGCCTTCAAGTTGCAGTACCATGAGGGTCACTCCACTCTGCCCAAGGTTCTCATTTCTTACTACCTTGAGTGGTCTGTCGGCTTGGCCTTGGGTGACTCGTTGCATGAGCTGTTGGACCCAGAAGACCTCATGTGGTACGGCTGGTTGCACGTTTTCTTCCAACAATACCGCGCGTTTGTTCCCAGTTTTCTGGAGAACAGGAATTTGTTGGGCTCGGAAGATTTCATGTTCACTGACACTGATCCCGTCCCTTGGCTTTCCTTGCCGGGTTTCCGTGCTCTGGAATGGCACCGGTTACCCCCCAGTATCCAGAAGATCTTGCTCAGGTTTAAGGGCTCTAAACCCAACTCAACTCCTTCTGCTTGAAACTTTCTTCAAACTGGCCGGCTCTAACCCTTACGACACTCCCACGCATCTTGCTGCTACTCTCGACCTCATCTCTCGTATTCTCGTTTTGCCTACTGACGTTCTTGTTGCTGCCTCTCCTTTGTTTTTAGCTGCTCTCAAATCTCGCCTCCCTCCACCCTTCACTTACAGTTTTGACCCGGTACCTGAGGATGACTGACTCCAATCTATCCAAGCCTAATGAAAGGCCTTCGGGTTCCATTTCCCAGAACACAGCCCCCACGCTCCCTACTTCACTTAAGAACTACCAACCCATGTCGGAGATGACTTTTCGTTATCCATTCAAGCTCCACATCTCAGCGGTCGGTGGTGGTAGTAACTCATCCAACGACAACAACCTTACTAATGCTGCCTCGTTCCCCGATCTGGCGCGTTTTACCAACGTGTTCCTCAACGCCAAGATCGTCTCCACAGTTCCTGGTACCAACACACCTGGATGTCGGCTCATCGTCTCCCCCCGAGTTGATCATGACGGAGTCTTCAGAGCTGCTGGGTACGCCAGACCAACTGCGGGATCTGTCGCTAGCTCTTATCTCAATTGCGTTGCCCGCCCCGGTTCCGCAATTGTTAGCCTTGGATCGAATTCTACTTCCCTTATCCCCCAGACTCTTGAGTCTTGGATTGCTCTCCCAAACGGCGTCTCCCCCCTCTTCAAGGGACCCGTCGTTGCCGAAATCTTGCCACGATTCGATTTTCGTTTTGAGGGAAATGCTAACGCATCAGTTGACATTTTCCTTTATCTCGAAATCGAGCTTGCTGGCGCTGGTTACGGCTACACTCAATGAAGACGAAGAGGCCTGATTGGTAGTTCCAACGTGTATTTTCCTTGTGCTTATTTACTTTCCTCTTTTCAAAAATCTTACAAAGACCCTG